CCCGGGCCAGAGCTTCGTGGCCAACATCGGGGCTCTGGCAGAGGCCGCGGCTGGCGCCGGGCGGGCGCTCGTGCTGCGCGGCTGGGACCACGTCGACCTGATGCCGTGCCCCCACAACGGATGGGTGCCGAGTATGCATTCCGAGTTGTTCGACACGCTGGCCGGGCGATTCGAGGTGCGGCGCCTGGCGCTGGTACGCGAGCCGCTGGCCATGTGGGCGAGCCTGCAGCGGCATTGGGCGAAGGCGACGCAGCCGCAGTACGGCGACGTCTCGCTGGCGGACTTCCTGCGGGGCTACCGGGCCTTCGCCGAGATGGCCTACACGATGCCGCTCGTGCGATACGAGGATTTCTGCCAGGACCCTGGCGGGACGCTGGCCGAGGTGTGCGAGCTGCTCGACCTGCGGTTTGACGCGGGCTGGCCCGGCAAGTGGCGGCACTGCCGCAAGGTCACGGGCGACATCGCGAACCAGGGCGGGAGGCAGGACATCGCCATGTCGGCATCGGTGCGCGACCCCGAGCTCGAAGCGCTGGCCGCGGGGAATCCTGACTACCGGGTGGCGGTGGCGCTGATGGGGTACTAGAGGCAGTCGGCGGGCAACGGCGGCGGATACTCACCATCGATCTCGATGCCGCGATGCCACTTGCGCTTCCGTTCCATGGTCCAGAACTCGCGGGCCGTCATTAGGCAGACGCCTTCGCGCTCCGTCAGGGTTCCGTCGATCACGGCGGCCACCTCGTAGAGGTTTCTCCTCCATACCTTGAATGGACCATTGAACCACTCCTCGAACGACGCCGGTGCGTCCACGAAATATAGGCAGTGGTCGCTGTAGTCTTTGCCGTTGTCGATGACGTAGATCATGGTTTTGCCCCCGGCGCCTGCGCGCAGACGTCTTCTTCACTCGCCTTCACCGGGCCAACCAGGTCAACGCCGCCGGGACAGTGGAACACGCGGTCCGTGACGTGAGGAACCACGTGCCAGTTTGTGAGCAGCCAACCGTGCCAACCATTCGGCCCGATGAACTCCGTAGGGCCAGCGTCTGGGTTGGCATCGTATACAATGGCCGTCTCCTCGGGTACGTAACAGCGCAGATTGGTCGCCGTGGCGCGGTCGTCTGGGCAGAGGTTCGCGCGGCTGCGCTGGGCAAGATACCCGGACCCAGCGGCCAAGGGTGGCCCGATCAGGAGTGACAGGCACAGCCACGTTCTGAAGGTCCATGGGTCGTCAAGTTCTCGCCAGCCCCATTTCCTCGAAGCCTTCATGCCGCCTTGCCTCCCTCTGTCGTCGCGCGCGCCAGGCCAGCGTCCTTCAGCGCCTTGTCGATGCGCTCGCGGACGAGGCCCCTGACGTCCTCTCCATTGAGAACCCTGCGGACCGTTCGCGGGTCGGCGCCGGCGGCGGCTGCAATTCTGATGACCACATGGTGAGGGGTTCGCGCGTGCTCCATGTATTCGTGTGGTACACCGCGCGCGGGATTCGTCAAGGGAAAACGCGAGACTGCTTGCCGTGCGGGTGCGTTTGCGTGACCACGCAACCAGAGAACCGTGGGCCTGCGAATTGCCAACCTGGTCAGGGCAGCGCGGGGCAGCCGCCCGCCTGGGAAGAGGCGCGCCCGGTTCAAGACGCTGCGGCCGGTACGCCCCAGCAAGCGCACCGAGATCTGGTATCGCGGCCAGCTCCTGGGCCTCGTGGCCCACCTGCGGCGACTGATTGCTGAGCGCTTCCATGGGCTCCGCGACGAGTGGCCGGCCCGCGCCGGCGACGCCGCGGTGGTCGGAGACAGGGATCCTGACGTCGGGACGTTCACCGCGCCCAACTTCGAAGGGGCGCCCCGCATCGAGATGGTGATCGAGGGCGTGAAGCGCGACATGCCAGGGCTGCTGGAGTTCGCGGCCAAGACCGCCACGAGCGCAGCCGCCAAGAACCTGGCCAAGATCGACGACGAGCTGGCCTACGTCATCGAGCAGCAGCTCGGCGTCGACGTGGGGCCAATCCTGGAAGGCTTCGGCCCGCTGTCGCAGCAGATGCGCAAGGCGGTGCAGGACAACATCGAGCTGATCCGGTCCATCCCGACGGAGTACCTCGACCGGGTCAAAGAGACGCTCTCGACGGCGTGGCAAGAGGGCGTCGGGTTCGAGCAGGCGGGCAAGATGCTCGAGCGCGACTTCGCCACCACCGAGAGCCGGGCCGCCCTCATCGCGCGGGACCAGACCCAGAAGATGGCCGGGAAGTTCAACCGCGAACGGCAGCAGCAAGTCGGGATCGACAAGTACCAGTGGCGCTGCACCCACATGAACACCAGGCCAGAGCACCTGGCGATGGAGACCGGCGGTGAGGGCGGCCAAGGGATCTACCGCTGGGACGAGCCGGGCCCGCTCAAGGGGACGATCGACGGGGAACCGTGCCACCCGGGCGATGACGTGAATTGCCGTTGCCTCGGTGCGCCATTCGTTGACCTCTCCGACGCAAACGAGGACTTCTGGGCCAGCATGCAGGCCGCGCAGGAGGCCGCATGAGCGCCCTTCGCGAGTGCCGCGCCTTCGACTTGTTCATGCTGGGCACTCAGCGGGTCAAGGACGCCGACGGGTTCCTGCACGTCCCGGGCTGCATCGCCAAGGCGGGCAACGTCCAGGAGTACCGAGCGAGCGAGCTTGAGTTGGACGGCGATCCGAATCGAGTCGTGCGCCTGTACCGGCCGCGCGACGAGGTCGCCAAGTCGACCGCCACCTTCGCCCGCAAGCCGCTCACCAACGAGCATCCGCCGGGCCGGTGGATCACGCCGGACAACTGGGAGCGGTACGCGGTCGGCGACTCCGGAAGCTCCTGCGACATGCAGGGCGACGACATGGTGACCGAGCTGATCTTCAGGAAGAAGTCGGCCATCAAGGATCTGGAGGCCGGCAAGGTCGGCCTCTCGAATGGCTACAAGTTCAACTTCGACGACAGCAAGAAGACCACGCCGGAAGGCGAGGCGGTTGACGGCTGGATGACCGACATCCAGGGCAACCACATTGCTCTCGTCGACCGGGGGCGCGGCGGACCCGGTTGTGCCGTCGCCGACAAGGAGACCCACATGGCAACGAGAACAGTGAAGATCGGAAAGCTCTCGTTCGAGCTCGACGCCACCGCGGCCGACGCCGTCGAAGCAGAACGTGAAGAGAAGGACAAGATCGCGGCCGACTGCGCGGCAGCGATGAAGCTCGCCGAGGACGCCGAGAAGCGCGCCGTCACGGCCGAGGCGACCGTCAAGGAGCACGCCGCGAAGATCACCGCCCAGGACGCGGAGATCCAGCAGCTCAAGGACAACCCGCCGGCGCCCAAGCCCGAGGTGGTCGAGCAGCTCGCCGAAGAGCGCGCGGCCGTGGTGGGCGACGCCGCGGTGCTGGCCCCCGACCTGAAGCCCGAGGGCAAGACGGTCGACCAGATCCGACGCGAGGCCCTGACGGCTTGCGTGGCCAAGGACGCCGGCATCAAGGCCGTGGCCGACGCCGCCATGGCGGGCGCCCCGATCGACAAGGCAGCGCCCGAGGTGGTGAAGGCCACCTTCTCGGCGGCGGCCTCGATCGCCAAGACATCCAAGACCGCGAACGACAAGGACTCGATCGCGGCCGACCTCTTGACCGCCGGCAGCGGCCAAGGAAACGGCAAGGACAAGACGGCTGCCGATGCGGACGGGCTCGTGGGGTACGCCCTGTTCTGCGATCGCCTCAACCACCCCAAGGCCCAAGCGTAAGGAGACCGGATCATGTCTACACCCTCTCTCTCGACGGCTGGTGGCGCGCTCCTGTCTCTCGGTTACGCCGGTCAGCCGGCCAACCTGGAGGAGAGCTCCACCTTCACCCTCCACAACGAAACCACCAGCGGTGGCGACGACAGCGCCGGCATGCTGTCCTTCGGCATCGCGGTCGCGCGCGGCACGAACGACGGCTACTGCAAGCGCATCTCGGCGGATGCGCACCTGCCGATCGGCATCACGGTCCGGCACCCGACCATGCCGGCCACCGCCACGGGCTACGTGGGCTACAAGGCCTCGACCGCCGTCCCCATCATGTACCTCGGCTGCATCTACGCCGAGGCCTACGAGGACGTGGTCGCTGGCGACCAGGTCATCAGCGTCACGGCCCAGGGCGGGAAGCTCTCGGGCACTCACTCGGGCGTCGTCGGGGTCGGCCGCGTGCTGGTTCCCAACGCCTACTGGGTCAAAGCGGTCTCCGCTGGCGCGGTCGGGCTCATCCGGCTGACCGGCGTCTGCAACCCCAACACCACCACGTAACGAAAGGCAGGGGCATCATGTCTCAGGGAAAGAAAGTTGTCACGGTCCTCGATTCGGCTTCCTGCCAGAAGAAGCAAGTGGCGGTCGACGAGAAGCGCTGGAA